TTTAGTCTTTCTTTCCTTGATAAGATCGAGGATAGATGGCGATCAGGACGTAAAGCTGCAGCGCAAGCTAAAGGCATAAAACTGATTGTCAAAAATGTATAGCCACGGTGTAAGTTTTCCATATCATCTTTTCCCACATCGTGGTTATGCAGATGAATACAAAAATATCGAATAGATTACTCAAACACTCTATTGTTCTGCTCAATGTTATGACAGGTGAGGAGAAGATGAATTATCTTGAGCGAATGTGGGATTTGTACATTGACGTATACACCACTCCTAAATTTAGAAAAAAACCTTCACGGACTTATGAGATGGATAAATTAAAAGCTTATGACTTGTGCTCCAAGCTTACTAAAATTTTTGGGCATTAAGTTGAGCCTAGAGATTACACGACCGAAAGCATATGCAGAACAGAGATTGTTTCAGGCAATCCTTGTGCAAGCTTTGGAAGATGCAATCAACCCATCTAATTTTAAAAAAGAAACATATCATAAACATGATAGTCATTGTTGGTTCTTAAAAAATTCTGACGATTTTCAACGTGTATGTTGGGGAGCTGAAATGGATCCTGATTTTGTACGTGGTGAATATAAAAAATTGATTGAACTTGGTAAAGTAAAGTTTACTAAATTACAATCTTCATGGATTCGGTATCGAGATTTATATAAACGTTATCGTGATGCAAATGATAAGGAAGCTAGAAGAGAAATTAAAAAATTAATTAATGAAGAAAATTTTGAAAGACTAAAGGACTAGTCACGGAGGTCTAATGTATTTGATCCCTGGGGGAACTAACCAGAGAGCAAGAAAACCCCCAAGGATCGAGCAAAGAACGTGTATTAAACAATTAAACACATAGTCAATGTACACGAAAACCGGACAGCGGACAAATAGAAAAATTTTACTATATAGATATCTCAGACTAATGAGTAATAAAAAGTACCCCAGGGGGTAAAAGAGGTGTATCTGGTGTATCTAAACGTCTACTAGTTAATTATACCAACACTTTTAATCAATTTTAGTGGTGTATCTATGGTGTATCTATGGTGTATCTAGGATACACCACTCTTGCGGGAACGCTATCAGAACTTTTTGGGGCTATTACATTTACTTCAAATAATCTATATAATAGAAAATATGTACAAGAAAATGTTATTAGGTGGTTTACTGACTGCAGGTATTAAATCTGCTGCTAAAAAATATTTTAAATCTGGTGGCAGGAAGACTCAAGAAATTGTAAAAGAAAGTGGTGGCACAAGATTTCATGCTAAACAAGATGTTAAATCTGGAATAAGAGATAATGTAAAAGCAACTCTTAATACTAACCTTATTAAAAGCAAAAAAAGAATGATAATCAGAGATATTAATAAATTAAAAAGATAATGCCTGGTGGACTAAAGAAAAAATCATTGAGAACTGAACTCGATCTTACTCCCAAACAAAAAATGTTTGTAGAGATATACGTAAAAGATTGGGGATCAATAACACAAGCTGAAGCACTTAAACGTGCAGGTTATGTTTGTACTAACGAAAAAGATTATGGATCTGTTGCATCACGAATGTTATCCAGAAAGCACAGTCCACATATTGCAAACTATTTTGATAAATTATTTGATCTTGAAAAAAAGAAATATGAAAGTGACAACTTAAGAAGATTTAAAAGATTAGAACGAATTTCTGACAAAGCTGAAAAAGATAAACAATACGCTGCTGCTATAAATGCTGAATACAGATCAGGTCAATTAGCAGGTGCTTACGTAGATCGTAAAGAGGTAACTGTCAGTGGTTTGGAGGGTATGTCACGTGAGCAACTTGAGAAAAAACTTGAGGAACTATCAAACAAGATCGATGGATACAATGCCAAAACGATCGAGATTGAGTCAGAAGACGTTACAGCAATTAAAAAAGGCTAGCTGGTCTGAATGGTTAAATGTATTTAACCAAGTGCACAACTCTACAATGTTTACCCATGTTGGTAAAATAAAGGTTGAGATTGATGATTAAAAAAAGAATAGCAATGCCAAAAAAAGTTAAACAAGAAATTGATAAGTATCCAATGGTTTCTGTTGAATGGTTTGATATCGTTTCAGATTCTTCGTGGTCTTCGTTTTCAGATGTAAAAAAAGCTAAGTTGGCTACTTGCATCACTAAGGGTCACCTTCTCTCCCAAGCCAAAGGTGTTACAAGAATTTTTGGCGATTACTCATATAATGATAATAAAACAGAAATAGAATCAATCGGTAATACAACTCTTATCCCTAACTCTGTTATTAAGGAAATTAAAAAACTTACTTAATCATGCACAATAAAAATGGGGAATCTAGGCTATGGCAAAAAGTAAAAAAAGGACTGACTGATTGCTTTTTAACCCGCATAGAATCTACCACAATTAATGGTATACCTGATATTCATGCAGTAATGAATAATGAAGTTTTTTGGATTGAACTAAAGTCAGATTCATTAAGTTATCCTAAGCTAAATAAATGGCAAATTGTTTGGATCAACAAGTATGTAATGGCAGGAGGCAAGGTAATTATCTTCAAAGAGACCCTCTTGCAGAAGTCTCTTAAACTGTACAGACCGGTGTCCGTGTTTACTGATCCTCGTTCCCTCGTTGCATTTGCCTCGTTCTCGTTCCCGTTACAATGGCCACTGGTCCAGCAGGCGATGCTTCAGGAGCTGGGACGGCAGCCCGATGCAGCATGATCCTCGTTCTCGTTCCCTGGCCACTGAACTTTTCCCTCTTTGTTTGTTCAGTGGCCTGGGATCCAGCAGCAGGTGATACCGAAGCTCGTTCTCGTTCTCGTTCACTAACAGATGTCGTTTCTCGTTCAAGGAACTGGTGAGCCCACCTGCAGCACAGAGCTGGGGAGCTCTCCATCAGGATTCACCTGCTGGTAAAAGCTCTAAAGAAAGGTCTTGACAAATCTCCCATCAGGTCTTATGTAAGGTCTGCAACTTCTAGAAGGCCAATTGTAAGACAGCACGCACTGCATGTTGGTCAAATCCGAGTGCACTCAGTTCTAGAGGTTGCCGTGTTCGATTGTGGGGCTGTACTACACGTTAAATTGGGAAACCCTCATGATTGCGCATCGGAGAAGGACTATATGTCGGGGGCCTACGGAGGCATCCGATGTGCACCATAATTAACTAACAAAGGAGGATCTCGATGAAGCTCGAAAAATTAATTAAGAAACTAAACAAAGAAAACTCACCACCGGATGGCTGGTCCGCTGCAGATGCTGTCGACAAACCTGAAGGAGGCAAAGTATACGCACTAACTGGATCTCGGGGCTCGCGCTGCATTGCAAACGGTAATACCTGGGCCGAGTCTGAGGTGACGGATCCAGCAGCAGCTGATGCTGGAGAAGCTCAGTGGGACTAGCCCTCGCTTACCTGTGCATGTTGTTCCTCTTCCCAAACTTTACTTTACTGGTGTCAGGGATCCTGGTGCTCTCGCTCGTTGGAATCCTGTGATGCCGTCCTCGTCTCGCTCAGGAAGACTGGCTGGGCGCACGGTGATCCATCAGGAGCTGGGGCTTCACCAGAAGTTCTGGTACGAGCTGTGGGTTTTGCAGTTTAGAATGATTCTAAAAGATAATTGTTGCAATGGTCATGGGATTTGATAAGATGAAGTTGTCTAATAAATAAAGGAAAGGAAATTTATGGGATTAGATCAACACGCACATCTTCGTGGTCATAAGGTAGATTGGGAAAAATACTACGAAGATGACAAAGAGGAAAACGAAAAAGTTTTTGTGTGGAGAAAACACGCAAGACTTCAGCAGTTCATGTCAGCGAAATGGAATGAACAAAACACTAACCACGAACACAAAGGAATGCTTTCACATCTCGGTTTTAATGGAGATGATGACAGTCCTGTTTATATAACCGAAGAGGTGGCGAAAGAGTTAGCCGAACAAATCCAAGAGGGGTACAAGGATTACGTTGCCGAAGATGGTTTCTTCTGGGGTCAGCAGTTCCAAGAAGAAAGTGTCAAAGAATACAAGGAACAAGATATTAAGTTCTTGAAGTTCTGTGAACAAGCGATCAACGATAAGAAGGTCGTTGAATATTGGTGTAGTTGGTAATGGCTAAAAAATTTAAAAAAGACGAGGCGACAGATGTCGCCTCGTTCTCAACAAAGAACGACAAACTAAAGATTACCAAGCTAGAGCATGGCACGGCACAGGAAGATGCGTTCTTAAATTATATAATTAAATCTATTGGAGATGATAAAGATGTTAGTATTAGTATTGATGGAGGTAAAAGAATACCTATTAAAGACCTCAAAAAAAAAATTAATTAAGGGGTTGCATAAGATGAGATAAGATATATATTCTTAGGGTCAAACAAACAAAGAGGTAAAAATGACAAATGCAATAAAAAAGCTAAAGCAAGATGAAAAGAAAGTAGTTCTTGCTTATGCTCAATTAAAGCTAAAGTCTAATAGACTAGCTAAAGAGTTAGACACAATGAAACAGAATGTTGTTGATGTGTTTAGCAGAACAAATCAAAACTTAATCATAGTTCAAGACGAACATGGAAATAGTTTTGGCTTACAAAAAATAAATCGTAAAAGAAAGAAGTTTGAAACAGCAAACTTCAAAATTGCTCATAATGATTTATTCAACAAATTCTGTACTGAATTAGAGTACAGCGAATATAAAGCGATAGGGGATAACAATGCCCAATAATGATTTAATTAATATCG